AACATTTGGCGGTAGAGCAAGTGGCCCGGAACCCCTAGAGGATTTATTTAACTTTGTGGTATCTAAGATTAAGGGAGCTGCTGGGAGACGCTTATACCCACTGGAAGCCCACGATATTATGTGTAAGATTGGCGAGATTGTTGTTGTCGGCGGTGTTCGTCGCTCTGCTCTTATCTCTCTGTCTAATCTTAATGATACCGCTATGCGTAAGGCTAAGTCTGGAGAATGGTGGGTCAATGATTCACAAAGATCATTGGCAAACAACTCTGTCTCGTATAAAGATAAACCTTCGATGGAAGTATTTTTTTCTGAGTGGCTTTCTCTCTACGAAAGTAAGTCAGGTGAAAGAGGCATCTTTAATCGTCAAGCGGCGGAAAGACAGGTGGCTAAGAATGGTAGACGATCTAATTATTCGGATGAAGCAAAGACTAAAAAGATAAGGTGGGGTACCAATCCATGCTCAGAGATTATTCTTAGACCTTATCAATTCTGTAATCTATCTGAGGTAGTTGTCCGTGAGGGAGATACTAAAGCAACATTACGTGAGAAGGTTGAGTTAGCTACTATTCTAGGTACTCTTCAATCCTGCCTAACTGACTTTAAGTATCTGCGTTCTATCTGGAGAAAGAACACTGAAGAAGAACGCCTGTTAGGAGTATCTCTGACAGGAATTATGGATAATTCTTATTGCAATGGAAAGAATGGTAAAGAATATCTGGCTAGTATGTTAAGTGATCTTAGGAGTACAGCCGTTGAAGTTAACAAGCAGTTTGCTGCTCTTCTTGGTATTAATCAGTCTGCTGCTATTACGTGTGTCAAGCCTAGCGGTACAGTCTCGCAGCTTGTTGATTCTGCTAGTGGCATTCATGCTCGCCATAATCCTTTCTACATCCGTACAGTAAGGGCGGATAATAAAGACCCTATGACGCAGTTTCTAAAGGACGCAGGTATTCCAGCTGAACCAGACTTTATGCGTCCTGAAAGTGCGACTGTGTTTTCATTCCCCATGCAGTCACCCGCTGCTTCAGTTTGTAGGGATGATATGAATGCTTTAGAGCATCTAGAACTTTGGCTTATTTACCAAGAGCATTGGTGTGAGCATAAGCCTAGTATCACAGTGAGCGTAAAAGAAGATGAGTGGCTTAGTGTTGGCGATTGGGTATTTAAGAATTTTGATGCCATTTCGGGTATTAGTTTTCTGCCTTATTCAGACCATACTTATAAGCAGGCTCCCTACCAAGACATTGATGAAATGGCCTACGCTAATTTGGCCGCGAGAATGCCATCCACTATTAACTGGACGCTTCTGCGAGAATATGAGAGAGAGGATCATACTACAGGCTCTCAAGAACTTGCCTGCACAGCGGGGGTATGCGAAGTCGTAGACATTACGAGTAGGTAACATGCAAGAAGTATTAGTAACACACGAGATGCTGGCTAAAGCCCAAGACAAAGCCATTGAATTGGGCAAGCTAAATAATTCTATAACCTCCGGCGCAGGAAACTTCGCTGGTTTTATAGGAGAACAAATTGCCCTAAGTGTGTTAGGAGGAAGTTGGGATAACTCATATGATTATGATCTTATACTAGAAGATGGGTCATCTGTAGATGTCAAAACAAAACGCACAAGTGTCACACCCCTGCCTGATTATGACTGCTCTGTAGCAGCTTATAATACTAAACAGAAATGTGACGCTTATGCGTTTGTTCGTATCTTAAACGATATGAGTAAAGGTTGGTTCTTAGGCGTTATGTCAAAAGAAGAATACTTTGATAAAGCAAACTTCCTTAGTAAAGGGGATGTTGATACTTCTAATGGCTATATCGTTAAAGCTAGTTGTTATAACATGAAAATTAAGGACTTAAAGGATTCACTATGAAACGCCCATTGCATAAACATAAACGTGACAACGAGATGCCACCGCTCAAGCTTCAATACGAAGCTGGGTACAATGCCTTCACAAACACCAAACAATGGACTAAGAGACTAGACAATGAGACTGTTATCGTCACTTCTTGCCCCTATAAAGCGGACTCTATGCAAGCTAAAGAGTGGCATAGGGGGTACAATGAAGCGTACTTCCAGAATTTGGAGAGGCTCAATGCAACTGAAAAAAGAGGCTGATGAATATATGAATAGCAATGCGATGTCTTTTAAAGAGTATCAAGACTTCTGTAAGACAACGGCTATCTATAGGGCAGAGGTTAGCTTGCTGTACCCTGCTCTTGGCCTCACAGGTGAAGCTGGAGAGGTAGCTAACAAAGTAAAGAAGCTAGTGCGAGATGGTATAGAGAACCTTCCTTATGACTGGAAGGAGCAAATCGCAGCTGAAATTGGCGATGTTCTTTGGTACTGTTCTGCACTAGCTACTGATCTTGGTATTCCACTTAACACCATTGCTAAACAGAATGTAGAGAAACTACAGTCGCGTCTAGAAAGAGGTGTACTTAGTGGCTCTGGAGATAAGCGTTAGAAGGAATAGCTTTTTTCTATAAGCTTACTTAGTTCGTAACCTAAACCATATAGCCCCGAAGATTCTACAGTAGGCCGTGGAGCAAGGAGTAGCAGTTTTTCATAGTCTGCTAGTTTTTCTCCACGGTCTGCTTTTTCTGCAACTGTAAATCTTAATTCTTCTAGTTGTTTATTTACAGCTGCTTTAGTTCTATTGTCTGCCTTCAACCATCTGAATCTAGCAAAAGGCCCAGTGTAGCTATAATTTTTATACAGGAGACGCTTACGTTCAAGCGTAGAAACTTCATTTTCATTAGCGTCTGTTATGTCGCCATCTTTTTTGATAATAGCACTAATTTCGTTTTCAATTCCTGTCTTTACTAGATCGTACTTAGCAGCCATATCCCGCTGACTAAATACTTCTCCCATAACTTTAGCTTCTTTTCTAATCTTACTAAGTAGATCGTTAACTAATACCTTCTTACTTTCATACGCCATATCTTTATATGCGTCATTAGACATTAGCGTTTGTATAACGCCACTAGCGAACTGACTAGCACCCTCACGAATATAGTTATCTACAAGTTTATCCCCTGTAGTTCTAAAGGCTACCCACTCCTCTTGCCCCAAAAACCGCATTTCTGTTTCTACATCAGTAGGTTTACGAACAGTAGTAACACCGATAGTTTGCTTTGCAAGTGTGTTTTCTCTATAAGCTACTTCATTAGGCCCTCTATAGGCATATGCCCTAGTTGGCGGCTCTGCCAAACCAGCAAGTCTCTGTACTCCTAAGGGGAGACTCTTCTTTACGGTTTGAGTGAAGGCGCTTAAGCCTCTTTCCATACCACCCGTACCTTCAATAGCAGCATTGTAGTCTCTTATTGCTGCCTCTTGTGAGTCAAAGGAGGCAATAACATCCTTTACGAAGTTAGTACCAACCAAGAAGCTGTTAGCGTATTCGCCAACCATCTTACCAAATGCTTCAAAGGGTTTTTCTTCCTTTGTGAAATCACCACTAGCTATGTTTAGCATAGCATCAAACAAGGGTAGCTGGGCGCTAGAGCGTAGATTAACACCAGCAATACCTTCAGCTAACTCTCTAATATTTGGAGGTGCTCTATCAATCCTATCTGGATCTATTTGCCTATTAAATTGCTCTGGTCCAAGAGCTTCCATCTTATACAGAAAATCTGCAAGCATTAGATAGGGTGTTATAGGAAACAAAGCCCTTGTGTCTATAATAGTATCGCCGACTCTCATGTTATAATAAGGTTGATCTTGGTTTTCAGATCTAACCTTTAGTGCTGCCATTAGAGCAGCCATACCTACAGATGAGTTAGCAAAAGATTCCGCCAACTTAGGTAGGTTTACTTCTTTTCTTCCCTTTGTAGCTGCAACAAAGGCAGCATCAAAAGCATTAAATGCAACATTTAGGGGGCTGTATTTAAACTGGAAGGCTAGAGCATTCATCATAAAACGAGCAAATGGAAAGGCTACTGTACCCATTGGAACCTTTTCAATAAAGTCTAATGTTACAGCAGCAATACTTTCTAATGATCCTTTATTCCTTCTAGGAGCATAACTAAAAGTACCCTTCATAGTTTCTGCTGCTGCTGCTTGAAGAATATCTGTAGGGATATGTTTATTATCTTTGAGGACACCTTCAAGACCCCCTTCTATACCAGCTCTCCTAAACTTTTTATCTAGCTCGTATGCAAATAAACCCCTCCTAAAGAAGGCGTCTTGTGCAATGTTGAGGCCGTTAAGAAATGTAACAAACCCCGGTAAAGACCCATCGCCATCAAAGTTATTATTGCTTCTAAATAGTCTACGCGCCAATGTAGGATTGTTAACTA